TACTCAGGTTATAGCGGTGGAATGACAGACTCAGCTTCATCATCATACAGCTCATGGTCCGGATCAAAAAAGTTTGATATTGATTTAGAAGAAGAAGAAGAAGACTTAGGACTAGATACATACTACGAAGAAAAATCAGAAAAAGCGAAAGAGGAAATAATGCGAGAAACTAGTTTTAAAAGAATTAAAAAAGCTACGGGCGGATATTCATTAATTGAAACTTTGAAAGTTTTAAATGAAAATTTAGATAGTAAAAGCTTGAAAATTTTAGATGACATGGAAGAAGTTCATGAGGGTTTGATAACAGACTTGATCGATTCAATTCAGAGTATTGCAGAAATTATTCCGACACCGGTGCCTGGTCTAGACCAGGGTATCGCAGGAATAGAATATGTAGGCGGCGCAATTGCACAGTTTACAGCAGGCAATGCAATATCTAAGATGGCAAAGGTTTTTGCAAATACTAGAGCTGATAAAGGATCAATAACAGCAGTAATCTCTGAATTATCACCGGTGTTACTAGCTTTGCCGGCGTACTTTTCCATGCCAGTTGTTGCAATTGTTAATAAGGTAGCTTTTGATGCAATTGAGTGCATTGGAAACTTAGGCACAATACTAGATAAAAGCCCAACGAAAAAAGACAGCATGTATAATTATACTGTAACAGATGTTGCAAAAGAACTCTTGGGCGATGCGATACCTTCAGCTATCGAAGCAATTGATCCAACAGACATTGTTGATGGCTTAGTCGGTTCGATCAGATTAGCAAAAAACCTTATTGAGCTGTGGTCTGGCACAGGAAAAGGTGAAGAGTTAATAGAGCAGTATAACTCATTAAGCCATGACGAAACTGATCATGATCAACTAGTTCCAAATAAAACAGTAACACCGATGGCTTCAAACTCAAATAATACTGAGCTTGAAACACTAATTAATAATGCGGTAAAAGCACACTTATCAGAAGTTTCGCATTACGGAATCGATGAAGACTTAGAAGAAGAGCTAGAAGAAGAGCTAGATGAGTTTTCTAGTGCGGGCGCAGTAGCTGGTTATACTACACCACTTAAGGCGCCAACAAAAGATCAACTGGAAAAATTAAAGACGTTTAAAGAAGCTAAGCAGAGAAAAAAAGCAGAAAAATATGCTGAAGAAGTAAGAAAGTTACAAATCTGGAAATTGAAAACGTCAGGAAGAACTGTAATAAAATAGACGGTTAAACTTGCATATTCTTTATATATTAATTTGTACAATAATGGCTGTATGTGTATACTGCTTAAGCAATATAAAAACATAACAAATATTGCATATTAAAAATTAAAATATTGGAGATAATTATGGCTATTGATTTTAACGCTATTAAGCGCAAACTTGACCGTCTAAGCGGTAACAACACGAGTAGAAACTCAATGTGGAAACCTGTAGAAGGTGAAAAGCATACAGTTCGGCTCTTAAGCTTTCCTGATAATGATGGGCAGCCGTTTAAAGAATTGATGTTCTACTATAACATTCCTGGACAACGAGGCCTATTGGCACCGTCTCAATTTGGTAAAAAAGATCCAATTCAAGAATTGATCAATAAGCTAAGAGACGAAGGTACAAAAGAAAGCTATGATATGGCAAAGAAGCTGTATCCAAAAATGAGAGTTTACGCAGCTTGTGTAGTAAGAGGTGAAGAAAGCGAAGGCATTCGACTTTGGGGCTTTGGTAAAACTGTATATCAAAAACTGTTATCGTTAATGCTTGATGAAGATTACGGAGACATCACAGATCCGCTTGAAGGCAGAGATGTTAATGTAGTTTGTAGTAAAAACCCTGGGCAACAATGGGCAATGACAGAAGTAACACCTCGCGGTAAAGAAACAAAGCTATCAAAAGATAGTAAACAAGCTAAAGAGTGGATGACTAAATTGCCGAATCTAGAAGATATCTTTCAGCTTAAATCATATGATGAACTCAGCAAGATTATCAATGATTGGCTAGCAGATGATGAAGATGAAGACGGTGATGCCACAACAGGCACAGAGCGTGGCACAACAAATACAGACACAGCGGCTAGTAAAGAGAAATCCGGATCATATGGAAGCTTAGATGCTGCATTCGCAGATTTAATGGAATAATTTAAGTGAGCGCTTAATCAAGTATGCTAAGGGAGGTAAAGTTTTTTTTACCTCCCTTTTTATTTGAAAACTACACTCATGCTACTGTATAATAAAAACAAAACGGAGAAATAATGTCATCTGATAATTTTACCAAAGACCTGATCAAATCATTAAACAAAGATCACGGCACAAGAGTCGCATATAACTTAGCACAAGATGAAAGTCCGACGCATGTTAAGCGCTGGATTAGCACAGGATCAAGAATGTTCGATTACATTTGTGCAAACAGAAAAAATGGAGGGCTTCCTGAAGGTCGCATTGTAGAGATATTTGGCCCGCCTTCCATTGGAAAATCCCATATTGCAACGCAGATCGCAAGAAGCACGCAGGAAATGGGCGGGATTGTTGTTTATATAGACACAGAGAATGCTACTTCTGTTGAAAACTTAGGATTACTTGGTGTTGATGTTTCCAATAGATTCGTCTATGTTGATACACATTGTACAGAAGAGGTTCTATCAATTGCAGAAAAAACAATTTTAAAAGCAAAAGCAATGGATAAAGATATCCCAGTTACGATTATTTGGGATTCAGTTGCAGCATCGTCACCCAAAGCAGAATTATTGGGTGATTACGATAAAGAATCAATTGGTTTACAAGCTCGTGCGATATCTAAAGGTATGAGAAAAATAACAGGCGTAATCGGACAGACAAACAGCCTTTTTGTTATACTTAATCAGATAAGAACAAAAATTGGAGTAATGTACGGAGATCCCGATACAACCCCCGGAGGTAAGGCAATTCCATTTCACTCATCAATTCGAATTAAGCTTGGTGCAGGACAGCAGATTAAAGACGGCGACGACGTAATTGGTATTCAAGTCTGGGCGAAAACAATTAAGAATAAGGTAGCAGCTCCATTTAGAAAGGTAAACTTTCAAATTCATTTTGGCAAAGGGATTGTAGAACATGAAGAACTTTTTGATCTCTTAAGAAAACATGGCGAAGAAATTATTGATGGTCACCTAATAAAAGTAAGTGGAACATCTGGTTGGAAAAACATGCTAGTTGTAGATCAAAAAACAGGCAAGACTGTAATCGAAAAGAAATTTAGAAAAACAGAGTTTAACGAACTGTTAAATGATAAACAATATGCTGTTTACTTAGACATGCTAGTAGAAAAAGTAATGGTAAAAATTCTTGCATCTAACGAAAACATTGATATCGATCCCGAGTCTTATGTAGAAATTCAAGCACTAGCGGATGAGTTAGATGTCAATATCTAATCGTATTATCATCATTGATGCGTACAACTTGTTCACGAGACATTATATTGCGCACCCAGGTATGTCAAAGAATGGTGATCAAGTTGGTGGTATTGTTGGGTTTTTCAACAATGTTGTAAGACTAGTAGAAAGAATCAATCCTGAGCATGTTTATGTAATATGGGAAAGCGGAGGATCAAAAAGAAAAAGAGATCTATACCCGGATTATAAGCGCGGTAGCAGACCAGCAAAGCTAAATAGGTATTATGAGGACATTCCAGATACGATTGCAAACAGGAACTATCAAATAGCAACGCTGATATCACTTTTAGATCAGTTTCCGATCACGCAGATGTATGTAGAAGACGCTGAAGCTGATGATGCCATTGGATATATGGCCAAGTATAAACTAAGCAATCAGAGCAAGGTGGTCATATCATCTGATCATGATTTTTATCAGCTTATTAATTCACAATTGATAATATGGTCCCCGACTTTAAAAGATTTCGTTAATGATAAAAAGGTTATTGAAAGATTTGGCGTACATCCGAACAATTTTTGTTTAGCTAAGTGTATAACGGGTGATCCTAGCGACAACATTCCAGGCGTCAAAGGATTAGCATATAAAACTTTGACAAAATATTTCCCAAAGTTTTCTACGGAAGCAGATTATTTAGTTTCAGATTTTTTTAATGATGTGATTGAGTTATCAAAAATCAAAAAATTAAAAGTAGTTAATGAACTCTTAAAAATTGAAACACAAGATTTGATCAGAAGAAACTGGAAATTAGTGCATCTAGACGTAAATAATTTAGTATTACATCAAGTTAAAAAAATTGATGAAAAAGTTGAAAATCCCAAGCAAACAATGAATAATATGGGTGCGCATAAATTATTAAATGAAAATGGCATATCAAATATTGATTTAATGAAAGCTAAACTTTTATTTAAAAATAACAAACCCAAGGAATAGAAATGAATGCTTACTTAACAGATAGTGAACACAACTCATATTTTTCAAAGTATGGAAAAGATTTTCAAGAAAGGATATTTCAAGCACTTTTGACTGATCATGCATGGGCAAGTCAAATGATGGAAGTCATGGATGCACAGTATTTTGAAATAAAATATCTTCAGTATCTAGGCACAAGATTCTTTGGCTTTCATCAGAAATATAAGAATTTCCCAACTAGACAATTACTTGTATCTATCATTAGAGAAGAATTATCTGCCGGTAATGATATTATACTTAGAGAACAAGTTATTGAATTCCTTTCTAGGCTTAAATCATCTCCTAACTTAGGTGATTTAAAGTATGTAAAAGAAAAAGCTTTAGACTTTTGCAAGAAGCAAGTTTTAAAACAAGCATTAGAAGAGTCTGTTGTAGCAATTAGCAATGAAAACTACGAATCTGTCTTGAGTATTATGAAAGTTGCATTAGCAAAAGGCGCACATTCAACCACCGGACATGTTTTTTTTGAAGATTATGAAGCAAGGTTTTCAAAGATTACACGTCAGACATGTCCGACAGGTATTGCACAATTAGATAAAAAAGATGTCCTCAATGGCGGCCTTGCAAGAGGAGAGATAGGCGTAATTACAGCGTCTACAGGTGTAGGAAAATCACACTGGTTAGTTAATGTTGGAGCTGCTGCGCTTAAAGCAGGAAAAAACGTAGTTCACTATACTTTTGAGTTAACAGAAACCGCGGTTGGCGTAAGATATGATAGTAACTTATGTGATATTTCATCATCTGAAGTGCAAGATAGGAAAGAAGAAGTCTTGAGTATGTATGAGGATAATAGCTTCGGCCGTTTAATCATCAAAGAATATCCAACAGGGTCTGCTAGCGTTGTGACAATTAGAAATCATTTAGAAAAATTAACAATGAAAGATTTTATTCCAAGCTTAATTATTATAGATTATGCAGATATTATGAGATCTACTAGAAGCTATGATTCTTTGAGACACGAATTAAAGTTAATCTACGAAGAACTTAGAAATCTAGCAATGGAACTCAAGGTGCCTATTTGGACTGCATCACAAGCAAATAGAGAGGCTTCAGAAAAAGAAGTAGTAGGTCTAGACAATATGGCAGAAGCTTATGGAAAAGCGATGGTTGCAGATGTTGTTATTTCTCTTTCTAGGCGACAATTAGAAAAATCAACCGGCGCTGGTCGCCTCTTTGTTGCAAAAAATCGTGCAGGCAAAGATGGAATTTTATTTCCAGTAAGAATTGATTGTTCAAAATCAAAAATAACTATCATTGATGACCCTGCAGAGCTATCTGTAATAGAAATGTTAGAAAGCAAAAAAACGGGGACAAAAGACATGTTAAAATCAAAATGGAAAGAAATTTCAGGCAAATGATATTAGGAGAAAAAATGTATGAGTATCAAGAAGCATTAAGTGCATCTATACAGTATTTTGGCGGCGATGAACTAGCAGCCAGTGTTTTTGTTGGAAAGTATGCACTCCAAGACGCAAATGGAAACTACTTGGAAAGTACTCCTTCAGATATGCATAAAAGATTAGCAGAAGAATTTTCAAGAATTGAACAGAAGTACCCTAATCCGATGAGCAAACATGAAATTTATGGACTTTTAAAAGACTTTAAGTATATTGTACCTCAAGGATCGCCGATGAGCGGTATTGGCAATAAATTAAAAATCCAATCATTGTCAAATTGTTTTGTTATTGAAGCACCTGCTGATTCTTATGCAGGAATTCTTAAAGCTGATCAAGAACAAGTTCAGATAATGAAAAGAAGAGGCGGTGTAGGTTTTGATATATCTACTATTCGACCAAAAGGGATGTATACTTCAAATGCTGCAAAGACAACAGACGGAATTGAGGTGTTTTTAGATAGATTTTCAAATAGTTGCCGTGAAGTTGCTCAAGGAGGCAGAAGGGGCGCACTAATGCTTTCAATCTCTGTTCACCACCCTCAGGTAATGGATTTCATTAAAATTAAAAAAGATTTGAATCGGGTTACTGGGGCAAACATTTCTGTTAGAGTTACTGATGAGTTTATGAAGGCAGTCAAGGCAGGAGAAAAGTATCTACAGCAATGGCCTATTGAAGCAGATAATCCCGAAGTAGAAGTTTTAGTAGCAGCTAGAGAGATATGGAATGCTTTAATTGAAGGCGCACATGCTTCTGCTGAGCCTGGTATACTTTTTTGGGACACAGCAACTAAGATGACACCATCAGATGTGTATGAAGTCGAAGGTTTTGGCTCTACGTCGACGAACCCATGCGGTGAAATAATCCTTTCCCCTTATGACTCATGTCGTCTAATGTTGATTAATCTTACTTCTTTTGTTGAGAACGCATGGACACAAGAAGCATACTTTGAATGGGGAAAGTTCTATAACATTGCTCAAAAAGCACAAAGGTTGATGGATGACATGATCGACCTTGAAATAGAGCAAATTGATAAGATCCTAGATAAGATTGACTGTGATCCTGAAACGGATGAAGTAAAGTATTATGAAAGAAATTTGTGGCATTGTGTTAGACAAGCAGCGCTGAATGGTAGACGAACAGGTCTAGGCATTACTGGGTTGGGTGACACCATCGCGATGCTTAATCAACAGTATGGTGATTCTTTATCAATCAGCACAACAGAGGAGATCTACAAGTTCCTCGCATTAGCCTCATACCAGTCATCGATCCAGCTAGCCAAAGAAAGAGGCTCATTTCCTGTTTTCGACATAGAGAAAGAAAAGGATCATCCTTTTATAAGTAGAGTAATTGACGCGTCGACGCCAGAAGTTCAAAGAGACTATAAGCACTATGGAAGAAGGAATATAGCAAATACAACAACAGCACCGGCAGGCTCTGTTTCGTGCTTAACACAAACAACAAGCGGAATTGAACCTGCATTTATGCTTTACTACACAAGAAGAAAAAAGGTTCAAAACAATGAAGAAGTAATGTTTGTTGATGATCTAGGCGATAGGTGGACAGAGTTTAACGTATACCATCATAAATTCAAAGAGTATATGACATACTCAGGTTTTTCGGAAGGAGACGATTTAGACAATGCAGTAAATGATTCTCCATACTTTGGAGCAACAGCTAATGATATCGATTGGCGCGCAAAAGTTAAGCTCCAATCAGTTGCACAAAAATGGATTTGTCACGCAATTTCAAATACAACAAATCTTCCCGCAGATGTCTCTGTCGAAACTGTAAAAGATATATATATGTTAGGATGGGAATTAGGTTGTAAAGGAATTACAGTATACCGAGATGGCTCTAGAAGCGGCGTATTGATATCAGCTGAAGACAAAAGAAGCCCGGGACAAACAAGTATAATTGAAAGACATGCTCCTAAACGTCCTGAGATGCTAGAGTGCGATATTCATCATACTTCTGTTAAAGGGCAAAAATGGGTTGTGCTTGTAGGCTTGATGGATGGAAAGCCGTATGAAGTAATAGGCGGCGAAGCAGAACAAATAGAAATCCCTAGAAAGTATAAGAAGGGAATGTTAGCAAAAAGAGTTTTTAAAACACAAGATAGTAAATATGACTTAACATTAGGCGAAGATCATGATATTTTAAAAGATGTTGTTAGCGTATTTGACAATCCTAATCATGCAGGTTATACTAGGGTTATATCAACGTCTCTTAGACATGGTGTTCCAGTGCAATTCTTAGTTGAACAAATGCAAAAAGATAGAGAATCTGATCTTTTTAGTTTTTCGAAGGTTATTGCAAGATGCTTAAAAAATTATATTATTGATGGTACAGTACCTAGCGATAAGATCTGCGGTGTTTGCGGATCTGAAGATGCTTTAGTGTACCAAGAAGGCTGTGTTACATGCGCATCATGCGGCCAGAGTAAATGTTCATAAACAAAAGGAAAAAAACATGTTATGGAAATTAAATATTGACAAACAGGTAAAAGAATTTGAATTAAGACATATTCCTGTTGTTATCAGGGTAAATAAATTTGATGAAGACAGTGCAAAGGAGTTTACTGCGCAGATGTCTTTGGCACATAATACGGGACAGAAGATCATCCCAGTTATTATTGATAGCTATGGTGGACAAGTTTATTCTTTAATGAGTATGATAGCAGCTATTAAGGGTTCTGAATTACCAGTTGCAACAATTGTTGAAGGAAAAGCAATGAGTTGCGGCGCTATACTATTCACGTTTGGTGATGAAGGGAAGCGATATATGGATCCGGATGCAACGTTGATGATCCATGATGTGTCATCAGGAATGTGGGGAAAAGCAGAGGAAATTAAAGCTTCAGCAGCTGAAGTTGAAAGATTAAATAAGAAAGTATACACAATGATGGCACGAAATTGCGGTCATGCGGACGAATACTTTTTAAATGAAGTTCATAATAGAGGCAGATCAGATTGGTACTTAGATGCGAAAGAAGCTAAGAAGTTTAAAATCGCAAATCATTTAAGGCTGCCTAAGCTTGAAATTAATGTTGATGTCAACTTTAAATTTGCTTAAAGGCATTAATTTTAGTTGTATGTGATATTTACTTTGAGAGGTAATTTATGGATAAAATATTTTATAATCAGGCTTCAGCATCAAAACTCGGGTGGACACCTGATTGGTTTGGTTGCACTGAATTTGATGAAAAGCTAGTCAAATCAATCAAAAAATGGCAGTTAGCGAATAGTGTTAACGCAGACGGATTATGTGGGCCGGGAACACATAGAAGAATATTTACACAAAGATTAAGTAATATTGACGAATATGAACCGGCAGACGTCACAAAAAAAGAAGATGCAAATTTGGTATATCAAGGAAACTTTATTCCAATAGACTGGGGAAAAGTTGTATTATGGTCAGAGGAAAACGGATTAAAGGCAAATA